AATTGAGATGTGAACTCTTTGAATATGAAGATGAAGTTATTGATACTGGATTAGAAGAAGTTGATACTACGGTCCAAGATTTTGGATATACTATAACTTTGAATATGGTAAAAGAAAATGCAAATAGTGCAACAATTAAGACTGAACCTGCAATAAATCTTTCTCCAAATCGTATTCCAAATGCACAATCTGTAAGATATATTGATATTTTAAATGGTGGATCTGGATATAAATCCACCCCATCCATATCTTTAAGTAAACCTGTATCTGGAGGTGTTCAGGCAACTGCAGTTGCTATTATGACAAGTAGGGGTAATGATTCTACCGTAGATAAGATTTTAATAGTTAATCCAGGATATGGTTATACAACTCCACCAAAAATTACGGTAAAATCAAATTCGGGTAGTGGATTTATTGGGACTTCTATTTTAGCATCTGGAACACTAGGACCTATAACAATTTTGGATAGTGGTGAAGGATATACATCTATACCAACTATAGGAATAACATCTTCATCTACTGGAGATTCTGCAGAATTGGTTCCTATTATTAATACATCAGGTAAAGTCACTGCAGTGTATTATAGTGATGCAGGAATTGGATATACTGCAATTCCTAATATAACGGTATCTTCACCAATAGGTGTTTCTACTGGCAATTATATCTTTAATGAAATTGTTAAAGGTGTTTCTACTGGAACTAGTGCATATGTTAAGAGTTGGGATTATGATACTAGAATTCTCAAGTTAGCAATAGTAAGTGGGAAATTTGCAGTTGGGGAATCTATTGCAGGTTATGGTGCAACATATAAAATATATTCAATAGATGATTATGATGTATACGATACTTATGCATCAAATGAAGAAATAGAAGAAGAAGCAGATCAGATTATAGATTTCAATGAAAAGAATCCTTTTGGGGAATTCTAAATAAAGTAAGGATTGTATTTTAAATCATGTTAGGTAATCATACATACCACGAAATAATCAGAAGGACTACAGCATCTTTTGGCACACTTTTTAATAATATCTACATACAGCATAAAGATGCTGAAGGGGATGAATTTAGTTTAATTAAAGTTCCTATTGCATATGGTCCAATTCAAAAATATTTGGCAAGAATTGAACAAAAACCAGATTTAAGAAAAAGGAATGCCATAACTTTGCCAAGAATGTCTTTTGAAGTTGGGCAGTTATCTTACGATCCTAGCAGAAAATCTTCTACATTACAAACGTTTAAATCTATCACTGGAACTGATAACAAACCGGTAAGTACTTACATGCCAGTTCCATATAATTTACCATTTGAATTGACAATTGCAACCAAATATAATGATGATATGTTCCAAATTGTGGAGCAAATATTACCATATTTTAGACCAGAATTTAATATTACAGTAAATCTAACTTCAACTTTAGGTGAGAAAAGGGATGTACCCATAATTCTCCAAAATGTTTCACCATTCCAAGACAATTATGAAGGGGGATTTGATGAACGTAGGTTTATGCAATGCACATTGACTTTCGTAGCAAAAATATTCTTATTTGGTTCAGTTCCATCTGATCAAGATGGCAACATTATTAAAAGAGTTCAAGTTGATTATTATTCAGATACTAATAGAGTAAATGCATCTAGACAACTGCGTTATGTGGTTACACCTAGAGCAACAAAAGATTATAATAAAGATAAGACTACTACACTTTCTCAAGATATTGGAACAGAAGTTACCGAGTTTACAGTTTCAAATGCAAATCTTTTAGTACCAAATAGTTACATACAAATAAATGATGAGAATATGTATATTAAATCCATCAACAATGATGAGATAACTGTGTTACGTGGTCAGGATGGAACAACTATATCTGAACATGAAGAAGGTGATTACATAAATGCAATCACACAAGAAGATGATGATATGATTATACCAGGTGATGATTTTGAATTTGATGAAGAACTTTTTGATTTTGGTGATGGTAGAATTTATAGCCCAAGAAAGGGTGAAGACCTATGAGTAATAAATTTGATAAAATCAATGAAACTTTAGATATTGAGGCAGAAGCAGTATCTACAGAGTATATTGAAAAAGTTAAAAAAGAAATAAAAAAACCAGTTTCTGAAGATGAGGCACATAATGATTATGAATACACTCGTCAAAATTTGTATGACTTAATAGAAAAGGGACAAGAAGCAATTTATGAAATGTTGGAAATTGCAAAAGAGACCCAAAAAGCAAGAGATTTTGAAGTTGCAGGACAATTGATAAAGAGTGTTGGTGATGTTTCAGATAAATTATTAGATCTTCAACATAAAATGAAAAAATTAAAGGAAGAAGATAAATCATCTTCACCTACCAATGTAACTAATAATGCTCTTTTTGTTGGTTCTACTGCAGACCTTCAAAAATTTTTAAAAGAAAGTATGAAAGATAAATAATCAAAAAGACAATGAAATCATATTCAGAACTAAGTAAAATTTTTGAGCAATTAAAAGATTACAAATCTCCAGAAAATATTGCTAAAAAGCATAATGTTCTACTGTCTCTCATTAAACAGCAATTAAAAATTGGAAACAAGGTAGAAAGAGAACATACTAATTCAAAATCTCTTGCAAATCGAATTGCATCTCAACATTTAGAAGAATTACCAGATTATTATAATCGACTAAAAAATATAGAAAAAAATAAAAAAGTAGATCAAAAAATCTCAGAACAATATACTAGAATACAAACTAGAGGATCTACATATACTATATTTCTATCTTGGAGGGGGAAACCTCTAAATATACAGATATTCTTCCCTCAATTTACTAGGCCAACAAAATCTGAAGTAAAATATGAGGTAGACAAAATATATCCTGGAGCAATTGTTTTAACATATGTTCCATCACCAAAGGATCCTACTAAACCATTTTTCTTTGCAGGAGATACTGATGGACCCAGATAAAATTGAACTAAAGAATCTAAGTAAGATATTTGAATATGAAAAAATAAGTAGAGAATTAGATGAATGCTCTGATATAGAAACACTCAAGTTGGTAGCAAAATCTTATTTTAAACTTTACCTCTCAACTTTAGAAAGTATTGTAGATTTAAATCTTCCCATTTAATCATGACTGACCAATATCTTGGTAATCCTAATTTAAAAAGAGCAAACACAAAAATTCAATTTTCTGCGGAAAATATTGAAGAATTTATAAAATGCAAAAAAGACCCAGTTTATTTTGCTAGAAATTATGTAAAAATTATATCTCTGGATGAAGGTGTAGTTCCTTTTAAAATGTATAAGTTCCAAGAAAAACTTATTAAAAGATTCCATAAGCATCGTTTTAACATATGTAAAATGCCTCGTCAGACAGGTAAAAGTACTACATGTGTTAGTTATCTACTACATTACATTATATTCAATGATAATGTTAATATTGCAATTCTTGCAAACAAAGCACAGACAGCTAAGGATTTGTTAGGAAGATTGCAATTGGCATATGAATATTTGCCAAAATGGATGCAACATGGTGTAAAGATTTGGAATAAAGCATCTTTAGAATTGGATAATGGATCTAAAATTCTTGCTGCATCAACCTCAGCATCTGCAGTTAGAGGTGGATCTTATAATATTATATTTTTGGATGAGTTTGCGTTTATTCCAAATCAAATTGCTGATGACTTTTTCAGTTCAGTATATCCAACCATTACTTCAGGACAAAATACAAAAGTAATTATGGTTTCTACCCCTAAGGGTATGAATGCCTTTTATAAATTTTGGACAGATGCCGAAAAGGGTAGAAATGAATATGTACCTACTGAAGTTCATTGGTCCGAAGTTCCTGGAAGAGACCAACGGTGGAAAGAGCAAACAATCTCTAATACTAGTAAAGAACAATTTCAACAAGAATTTGAATGCGACTTCTTAGGATCTAGTGATACTTTAATAAGTGCATCTAAATTAAAAACTTTAGTTTATGATGACCCACTAGAAAAAAACAAAGGATTAGATGTTTATGAAAAACCAAAAAAGGATCATAATTATCTAATGACTGTTGATGTCTCTAGAGGAACGGAAAAAGACTACCATGCATTTATTTTATTTGACGTAACTACAATACCATATACCATAGTTGCAAAATATAAAAATAACGAACTGAAGCCAATGTTATATCCTGATATTATTCATAGGATAGGTACTGCATATAATAATGCTTATGTTCTTATAGAAGTAAATGACATCGGAGAACAAATAGCAAAAGAATTACATTTTGATTTAGAATATGACAATATTCTCATGTGCTCAATGCGAGGTAGAGCAGGTCAACTTGTAGGTCAAGGATTCTCTGGAAAAAAATCACAACTTGGAATTAAAATGTCCAAACAGGTTAAAAGAGTTGGATGTTCAAATTTAAAAAGTATTATAGAAGATGATAAATTAATTATACATGATTATGATATCATTAGTGAGTTAACAACATTCATTTCAAAAAATCAATCTTTTGAAGCAGAGCAAGGTTGTAATGATGACTTAGCAATGTGTTTAGTTATTTTTGCTTGGTTGATAGTTCAACCATATTTTAAAGAAATGACGAACAATGATGTTCGTAAGAGAATGTATGAGGAGCAAAAAAATCAAATTGAACAAGATATGTCTCCATTTGGATTTATATTAAATGGAATTAATGATGAAGAAGTATTTGTAGAAAAAGAAACAGGTGATCATTGGTTAGTTGCATCACCGACATCAAATTCAAGCATGGAATCTTGGAATGTTGATGAATATGGAGATGTGTCTTACATGTGGGACTATAGATAAGTAAAGATTACCATTTTATAAATATTACTAGAGAAAATAGACTTCTTCACGAGGTAATCAGATGGCGGTAAATTTAGTATCACCTGGAGTCAACGTAAGGGAGGTTGACTTAACTGTTGGAAGGATTGATGCATCCAGAGAATTTGTAGGAGCAATTGCAGGACCATTCCAAAAAGGTCCAGTTAATGAACCAGCATTAATTGAGAATGAGCAACAACTTCTAAACGTTTTTGGTAAACCTCAATTAGCAGATGGTCAGTATGAATATTGGTTGAGTGCTTCCAATTATCTCTCATATGGTGGAACTTTAAGAGTAGTTAGAACAGATGTAAATGAAATTTTATTTCCAAATTCACTTATTAATGCTAATGCATCTCCAAATGGATTTTTAGATGATTTAAAAATTACTTCAGATGAAGATTATTTAAATAATCACTACAATGATGTTAATTGGTATTATTCTTCAAGAAATCCAGGATCTTGGTCAAATGATCTGAAAGTATGCATGATTGATAGTGCTGCAGACCAAACAATAAGTGGAATTAATACAACTTTTGTTAGTACTTTAGGATTTTCTACAGATTTTACTAGAACAAATATAACCATTGGTATCGGCACAGATAAACTTGTAGGTATTGATACTACTGGAATTACACTACAAACTAAAATTAATGAGACTGCTTCTGGCGCTATATCCTTTAATACTCTAATTACAGATATTTCTGCGGATGATGGTGGTACAATTACATTTTCACCAAGTTCAGACAACACAGGTATTGTAACAGAATCAGTTCAGTTTGGTTCAACTATTGAAATTCAACAACCAAATCAATTACAAGTTGGTGCGGCAGTAACTCAAACACTATCAAAGAGTGGAGTTGAAGGTTCCCAAGTTGTAACTTATAATGGATATTTAAGAGGAATTATTACTCAAATTGGAAATAAAGAAATATCAGTAAAAATAACTGATAGAGTTGATGAAGATGGTGTTTCATATCCTATAGAATATAAAAATCCAGGAGCAAATACTAATTTGAATGCATATTCATTTGATGTTCAGAGAGCTCTTCCATTTTTTATTACAAATCCCTCACAGATTAGTGCAGTACAATATAATTCTGATGCATTATCTTTATCTGATTGGTATGATAATCAGACTTTAGGACTTACAAATTCAACAATATATTGGAAAAATATTGCACCAAAACCTGGAACCTCTCAATATTGTTCAGAAAGAAGTTCTACGAATGATGAACTCCATATAGTTGTTGTGGATGATAAAGGATCTGTAACAGGTGTTAGTGGAAACATAGTAGAAAAATTTACAAATATTTCAAAAGCAATTGATGCTAGAGTTTCACCATCTCAACCAATTTATTATAAAGATCTTATAAAAGATGGTTCAAATTACATTTTTGCAGGTGTACCTGAAATTGGAACTGCTTCTGGACTTATTGTTACAGGAATCGGAACTGATGCACAACTACAAAGAACCAGTGGATCATGGGGTTCCGCAGCACAAAGCACCAAGTTTAACGTAGTTGGAGCTGTCACTTATGATTTACAGGGTGGAACTGACTACAGTGGACCTGGTAGTGTAGGTGGATATTCTGCATCGGTTTCAGATTTGATTACTTCATATCAAATTTTTAATAACCCAGCAGAGTACGGAATTAACTTCTTAATTAATGGTCCTTCAAGTGGAACAACAATTTATGAATCTCAAGCTAAAGCAAATGCTTTGATTTCTATTGCACAAAATAGAAAAGATTGTATTGCAGTCGTTTCTCCACATAAACAATCTGTTGTTGATGTAACTAATCCAGAAACACAAACTTCTAATATTATTGAATTCTTTGAACCTTTAACTTCTTCATCCTATGCCGTTTTTGATAGTGGTTACAAGTACACATATGATAGATTTAATAACAAATTTACATATATTCCATGCAACTCTGATATTGCAGGATTAATGGCAAGAACTACATTAAATAATTATTCTTGGTTCTCCCCAGCAGGATCCAATAGAGGATCATTAAACAATGTAGTGAAACTTGCATATAATCCAACTCAAGCTCAAAGGGATCAAATTTATACCAAGAGAATTAATCCTATTATTTCATCTCCAGGTGCAGGATTTATACTCTTTGGTGATAAAACTGCACTATCTTATGCTTCAGCATTAGATAGAATTAATGTTCGTAGATTATTCTTAACTATTGAAGAATCTATCGAAAGAGCAGCAAGAGCACAACTATTTGAGTTCAATGATGTGATTACAAGAACCAATTTCATTAATATCGTTGAACCTTATCTTCGTGATGTAAAAGCAAAGAGAGGAATTACTGAATTCTTAGTTGTTTGCGATGAGACAAATAACACTCCTGACATTATTGACTCTAATCAATTTAGAGCTGATATTTTCGTAAAACCTGCAAGATCCATTAACTTTATTGGTCTTACTTTCGTTGCTACAAGAACCGGAGTTTCATTCTCCGAAGTAGTAGGAACCGTTTAAATTACTTTAGGAGAACCAAATGGCTAAAGAAGGAACTACAAATTTACCTCAATTTACTGAAAGAACTATAAGTGATTTCAAATCTAGACTAGTTGGTGGTGGTACTAGATCTAACCTTTTTGAATGTGTATTAAACTTCCCAGATGGAGTTGGGGTAACCCCTGATGATGATTTCCGTTTCATGATCAAGGCAGCTCAACTTCCAGGATCTACTATTAGTTCAATTCCAGTACCTTTTCGTGGAAGAACTTTAAAAATTGCAGGTGATAGAACATTTGACCCTTGGACTATAACAGTTATCAACGATACCAATTTCAAAATTCGTAATGCTTTTGAAAAGTGGATGAATTTTATGAATAGACATGACGATAATGCTGGTGTAATCACACCTGCAGCATATCAAAGAGAAATGTTGGTTTACCAATTAGGAAGAGGTTTTACAAATGAAGGTGGTGCATCTGGAGCATCACTCCCAGGAACTGCATCACAAATGCCAGTTTTAAAAACTTATAAATTCTACGGTTGCTTTCCTACAGAAATTACACCAATTGAATTATCATACGATAGTTCAGATACCATTCAAGAATTTTCTGTAACTTTACAAGTCCAGTGGTGGGATACCTTTGCAGCTGGAGAATCTACAAGTATGTTGGGCACTTCAGAAACCACCTAAATATTTTATACTTGATTTTATATATTGAATAATGTCTAAACTGTTTGGATTTAAAATAGAAGAGACTGGGGAAGATAAAAATAGTCAAATTATCTCCCCAGTTCTTTCTAATGATGAAGATAAATCTAATTTTTATATTACTAGTGGATTTTATGGTCAGTATGTAGATATTGAAGGTGTATATAAAAATGAAGCAGACTTAGTTAGAAGATATCGAGAAATGTCACTTCATCCAGAATGTGACAGTGCTATCGAAGACGTAGTAAATGAAGCAATAGTATCAGATTTAAATGATAGTCCAGTGCAAATTGAACTATCAAATTTACCAGCTTCAGATAAATTAAAAGAAATTATAAGAAAAGAATTCAAATCCATTAAGGAAATCATGGATTTCGATTCTAAAGCACATGAAATTTTTAGAAATTGGTACGTAGATGGGAGAATCTATTACCACAAAGTAATTGATTTAAAGCACCCAGAAGAGGGAATTAAAGAAGTTAGATATATTGACCCATTAAAAATTAAATATATTAGAAGACTTAAGAAAAAACAGGAAAATACTG